ATGAAAAAGATAGCTGCTATATCATTAATTAGTATTTTTATTATGTCTGGTTGTGCTGTGCATAATGATGAGACAAGTATCGGTAAATTTGGTCTTGCATATAAAAGTAATATTCAGCGTAAACTCGATAACCAATACTACACCGAAGCCGAAGCTTCTTTAGCCAGGGGTAGAATATCTGGTGCAGAAAATATAGTAAAAAATGATGCAACTCATTTCTGTGTTACTCAGGGCAAAAAAATGCAAATAGTTGAGCTGAAGACAGAAGGTGTAGGATTACATGGTGTCGCTCGTCTGACATTCAAATGTGGAGAGTGAGAATATTTTTTGGTAAGCGTCAAATATGCGCGTTCTGGCTGTGCGTAGCCGGAACCTGTGGGAGCACGATGCCGATAAGTGAAAGGCATCGTGCTATGAAGGAGGATTCTATCGATGTGGTCAATGGAAGACGGTTACCAGAGATAGGGCTTATGCATAAAAAAATAAGCCCGTGTAAGGGAGATTTAGGGTGTCACCAGTAGGGGCTTTCAACGGTACAATGCGGGTTTGAGCGGCATAAATTACCACTGAAAGCCCTTAAACGTTACTCTACTGTGGACACTGTGTGGACACTCTCGGCCTCAGTACCACCTCTTAGCGGATTAAGAGAAATGGCGTCCTGAAGGTACTCTGGCGCAAAATGAGCGTAAACCATAGTTTGCTCAATCCGCGTGTGACCTAGTATCCGTTGTAGCGTGATAATACTTCCTCCATTAATCATGAAATGAGTGGCAAAGCTGTGCCTTAGTGCATGTGTGGCTTGCCCCGTTGGCAAATCCGGTTTTATTGCTTTCATTGTTCGTCTGAAGCGAGGGTAATCAGCATCAGGGAATAAAAAACCTCGTTTGTTATCCGCGATCATTTTGGCAACAGCCTCTGAGATCGGGACGGTGCGTGGTTTGTTTGTTTTCGTTTTAACAAACGTGACGCGGTTATGGATGATATTTTCTGCTTTCAAACGAGCTGCTTCTCCCCAACGTGCTCCTGTACTCAGGCAAAGAATCGCAATCTTTTTATTGTCGCCGTCAAGTGCTGCAAGCAGTAAGGCAATTTCTTCCTGTGTGAGATAGCCTGTTTCTGGTTTTTCCTCCTTAAGCCTCTTTGTCCCTCTGATAGGGTGCTCACCAAAGAATAACTCCGCTTCAATCAGGGCTGTAAACATGCCGCTAATACATGTTAAATCACGATTGATACTCGAAGGTTTAATACCCTGACTTCTTCGGGTGGCGCAGTACTGGCTGATAAGGGATTTCGTGATTTGAAATGCGCATGGGTCATTCGTTATTTTTGTGAAGATTTCAATTTTTCCAAGATTAGATTTCCCATGCTCTTCGTGTTTACCCTTTAAATCCCACCAGATCTGTGTCAGTTCCGACAGACGTCGTTTGTCTGTTGGTTTTGATAGCCATTCTTTATTGTGGTGGTTGTACAACGTGTATTTTTCGAAAGCGACAGCTTCGCTTTTCTTATCAAACTTCCTACGGATGCGTTTTCCGTTACGTCCAGTAGGGCGGATGTCCACTTCATATCGACCATCATCGAGTTTTTTGATTGCCATCAGAAAACCCTCCGAGTGGTACTTTTTTTTGCTACTACTAATCGCTTTTTTCGTGGTGGCTGAAATTTAGCCACCAATAGTAGGCACTTGTGATGAATATATTCACGATAAATTGTTAACCAGTCTTTTGACCGGAGTGGGGCGACGTTGTTTCGTTTTGCCCAAAGTGTGCGAGAGCGGGCGCAATTTGCCCGGCTTCTGGAGCTACCTGATCAGTCATGAACCACAAAGTATATTTAGTAAATCTAGGATGTTGTAAGACCTTCATTATGGCTTCAACTCCAGCGTTTTTTGACCGGCTCTCATAGCTCGAAAGTGAGCTGTAGGCTACACCAGTTAATTCACTGAATTCTTTACGGTTTAACCTTTCAGATTCACGGATTAGCTTCAACTTCTCCGAAACGTCTATTGACATAATTACTCCGATTGCGTAATTTCTTGCTGATGGTATGAAATGTTGTGCTTCTGGAGTTATCCTTTTAGGCAATAATTAGCCATTAGGAGCCATTAGAAGCACTAAGGGAGAATCGTAGCAGATGAATAGACAGCTTGTAAGCGTGACTGATGCCGTGCCTTATCAGGAGTTTGCAAAACTCATTGGCAAAACTCCAAGAGCTGTAAGGGGCATGATTGAGAAAGGGAAATTACCAGTTATTGAGATTACTGACCCTCAGTCAGTATCGGGGCGTGCTGGTGAATATTGGGTATACCTTCCGGCATGGAATAACGGACTAAAACTGGCTTATGAAAGCCGTCCTAAAGAGATTCGTGACGGCTGGTTGATGTGGTTAGGTCTCGGTGAACCACGTTAAGGAGAACCGTATGAATGAGCCTCGTTGTATTGCTCAGTTATTGCGTAACGAAAGCCCCAGGGCGATTGACTTCACCATCACCCACGGTAAGGGGCGTAAGGGAATCATTATCCGCACCAAAAAACAGAGTCCGTTAAAAAAGGCTCTGACCTTTCTGAAAAGCCGGAGGGTCTGGAAATGACAGTGATGACGCTCAATCTCGTTGAAAAACAGCCAGCAGCTATGCGCCGGATAATTGGTAAGCATCTGGCCGTCCCTCGCTGGCAGGAGACATGCGATTATTATAATCAGATGATGGAACGCGAACGGCTAACGGTTTGCTTCCATGCGCAGTTAAAACAGCGTCACGCAACGATGCGTTTTGAAGAAATGAACGACGTCGAACGTGAACGGCTGGTTTGCGCAATTGATGAATTGCGTGGGGCATTCTCAAAACGCCGTCAGGTTGGCGCAAGTGAGTATGCATATATTAGTTTTTTAACAGTCAGTCAGCGTCGTACTTTATTTATGCATGCCGGATTGACTGAAAAAGAATTCAACCAGCCATACTGGCGAATTAATGAAGAATCATGTTACTGGCGTGATGCTTTATTCCGTGCATTACGTGAATTGTTCAGCCTGTTTGAGTATGCACCGACAATTCTGACGTCGGTAAAACCAGAGCAATATCTGCATTAAGTAATTAACCAGAGTTTTTAACGCACTTAATTGTGCGGGGCTTCTTTTTGCCTGGAGAAAGTCATGCATACAGTTTCTGAAAATCAGTGCGGTAAATACGCATTACTGCTGCATCAGGCCAGAACCGAAGCACAGGCCGACGCAGCGACACGCTTTTCTTCTCTTCTTGACGCCATGATTCGCCATATCACAAAGGCGGAGTTATCCCGCGTGGAGATAGTCGAGCTGCTCAGTCAGGAGTCGGAAAAATTTCACAATATCGGATTGTCTCGCGGGGAGGTGCTTTGATGTCCTGTTCTCATTCAGTTGTATTACTGAATAACGCCTTAAAAATCGCCGTTATGAAAAATGGCGATTTGTCTCTTATTCAACTTTGCCTTGATAAAGAAAAACGCGACATAACTGAATCTGTTATCGCGATTTATCAGAATGAATTAAACCTCCTGTCTGATGTGGTCAATTTACTTGTTAAACGCGCTGTATTCCACAAGCAAATTTCCTCAGTGGATGAACTGACAAAATTAACGACAGAGCTTGCCAGTTATTGCGCTGATGTATCCAGGAAACTTAACGATAAAAGGAGCTGATAATGCCGGACAACGTAGATTTTATTCAGGAACAACAGGCTGAATTACTGGAGCGCCAGATTAACGCGGCAAGGGTAAAACATTGCGGTGCTTCTGCGCTGGTTTGCGAAGAGTGTGACGCGCCAATACCTGCTGCCCGTCGTGCGGCTTACCCGTCAGCCACGCGTTGTGTTTCCTGTCAGTCAGTCTTTGAAGCAAAAAACAAACATTACCGGAGAACGGCATGAGTATTCGTATTGAAATTGGCGAACGTTATGTCGTTACCAGTGACAGCTTTCAGTTTATTCTCCACGAGAAAAAGAGAGCGGAAAGCGGTAAAAACGCCGGTCAGGAATGGCTGGCGGTGGTTGGTTATTACCCGAAATTAAGCCAGCTCGTTTCCGGCCTGATGCATCACGATATTCTGACCGGAAGCGCAAAGTCTTTTGCTGATTTAAACGCGCAGGTTGAGCAACTCAGCAGGCGTTGTTCAGAGGCTTTTGGCTCATATGGCCGTTAAAGCCTCCGGGCGTTTTGTCCCTCCGTCAGCATTTGCCGCAGGCACCGGTAAGATGTTTACCGGTGCTTATGCATGGAACGCGCCACGCGAGGCTGTCGGGCGCGAAAGACCTCTTACACGTGATGAGATGCGTCAGGTGCAAGGTGTTTTATCCACGATTAACCGCCTGCCTTACTTTTTGCGCTCGCTGTTTACTTCACGCTATGACTACATCAGGCGCAATAAAAGCCCGGTGCACGGGTTTTATTTCCTCACATCCACTTTTCAGCGTCGTTTATGGCCGCGCATTGAGCGCGTGAATCAGCGCCATGAAATGAACACCGATGCGTCGTTGCTGTTTCTGGCAGAGCGCGACCAGTATGCGCGCCTGCCGGGAATGAATGACAAGGAGCTGAAAAAGTTTGCTGCCCGTATCTCATCGCAGCTTTTCATGATGTATGAGGAACTCTGCGATGCCTGGGTGGATGCGCATGGCGAGAAAGAATCGCTGTTTACGGATGAGGCGCAGGCTCACCTCTATGGTCATGTTGCTGGCGCTGCACGTGCTTTCAATATTTCCCCTCTCTACTGGAAAAAATACCGTAAAGGACAGATGACCACGAGGCAGGCATATTCTGCCATTGCCCGTCTGTTTAACGATGAGTGGTGGACTCATCAGCTTAAAGGCCAGCGTATGCGCTGGCATGAGGCGTTACTGATAGCTGTCGGGGAGGTCAATAAAGACCGTTCTCCTTATGCCAGTAAACATGCCATTCGGGATGTGCGTGCACGCCGCCAGGCAAATCTGGAATTTCTTAAATCGTGTGACCTTGAAAACAGGGAAACCGGCGAGCGCATCGACCTTATCAGTAAGGTGATGGGCAGTATTTCTAATCCTGAAATTCGCCGGATGGAGCTGATGAACACCATCGCTGGAATTGAGCGTTACGCCGCCGCAGAGGGTGATGTGGGGATGTTTATCACGCTGACCGCGCCGTCAAAGTATCACCCGACTCGTCAGGTCAGAAAAGGCGAAAGTAAAACCGTTCAGCTTAATCACGGCTGGAACGATGAGGCATTTAATCCAAAGGATGCGCAGCGTTATCTCTGCCGCATCTGGAGCCTGATGCGCACGGCATTCAAGGATAATGATTTACAGGTCTACGGTTTGCGTGTCGTCGAGCCACACCACGACGGAACGCCGCACTGGCATATGATGCTTTTTTGTAATCCACGCCAGCGTAACCAGATTATCGAAATCATGCGTCGCTATGCGCTCAAAGAGGATGGTGACGAAAGAGGAGCCGCGCGAAACCGTTTTCAGGCAAAGCACCTTAACCGGGGCGGTGCTGCGGGATATATCGCGAAATACATTTCAAAAAATATCGACGGCTATGCACTGGATGGTCAGCTCGATAACGATACCGGTAAGCCGCTTAAAGATACTGCCGCGGCTGTTACCGCATGGGCGTCAACGTGGCGCATCCCGCAATTTAAAACGGTTGGACTGCCGACAATGGGGGCTTACCGTGAACTACGCAAATTGCCTCGCGGCGTCAGTATTGCTGATGAGTTTGACGAACGCGTCGAGGCTGCTCGCGCTGCCGCAGACAGTGGTGATTTTGCGTTGTATATCAGCGCGCAGGGTGGGGCAAATGTTCCGCGCGATTGTCAGACTGTCAGAGTCGCCCGTAGCCCGTCGGATGACGTTAACGAGTACGAGGAAGAGGTCGAGAGAGTGGTCGGCATTTACGCGCCGCATCTCGGCGCGCGTCATATTCATATCACCAGAACCACGGACTGGCGCATTGTGCCGAAAGTTCCGGTCGTTGAGCCTTTGACTTTAAAAAGCGGCATCGCCGCGCCTCGGAGTCCTGTCAATAACTGTAGAAAGCTCACCGGTGGTGATACTTCGTTACCGGTTCCCACACCTTCTGAACATGCCGCAGCCGTGCTTAATCTGGTTGATGACGGTGTTATCGAATGGAATGAGCCAGAGGTCGTGAGGGTGCTCAGAGGTGCATTAAAACACGGACTGAGAACACCAAATCGTCAGCAGAGAAACGGAAGCCTGTTAAAACCACATGAAATAGCGCCATCGGCCAGACTGACCCGGTCGGAACGAACGCAAATTACCCGTATCCGCGTTGACCTTGCTCAGAACGGTATCAGGCCGCAGCGACGGGAGATTGAGGCGCTGGCGCGTGGGGCAACCGTAAATTATGACGGGAAAAAATTCACGTATCCGGTCGCTGATGAGTGGCCGGGATTCTCAACAGTAATGGAGTGGACATGATGGCAAAAATTCACGAGGTAAAGCTGCACGCAAAATATTTCGACCTTGTGCTGGAAGGAAAGAAACGCGCAGAGTTTCGGAAAAATGACCGTAATTATGAGCGCGGGGACACGTTGATTTTGCATGAATGGGTGCAGGGTGTGTATACGGGGCGAAAGGTTGAAGCCCGGATAACAGATGTTACTGACCTGTCAGACTGGCTGGAAGATTATGTCTTGCTAAGTATTGAGCTGCTTAATACAGGCGCATATGAGATTGTGAACTGGAAAGAACTTAGTGAGCGTGGTCTGGTATTCAGAATTAATCATGAAATTATGCATCAGCTCGGCCTTGCTGTTATGTATGAACCAGAGACGGGGATGTCTGGCGGGGCAATGGTTGCCACGGATGGAGCATGGAACTATTCAGATGAACAGATTGAGCGTGCAAAGCAAAACGGGTGGCTTGGATAATGCACAGAATACTAGGCGAGATACCGCAACATAACACTAAAAATATCAAGCTGATGGCTATTGTTCACCGTCTACAGCAGATTATGGTCAACGAAAATCTGACGCCCGACGAGTTGGTCGGGTGTGCCGAAATAGTCCGGGATAATTACGTGCGGTTTAACGATATAGAACAGTCTAAAATTGCACTGCTACCACGTTGTTGATAGAAAACCCCAGCAGTACTGAAACATGCTTCCAGTGCTGCTGGAGGGAACAACGAACAGCGCGAGGTGGTAGTTGGCCGTCATTTGAGTATCAGCATATGATTGGATTTATAACGGTTGGAAAGATTAATGTTGGTGAACTAATAAATTACAAATATTCACAAGAAGATCTTATGTTACTAACATGAGTTTATGTGTAATATAGCTGTACATACCAATATCCGCTGTACCTTTGTTTTTATTTGGTTTGTCAGGTGTCACAGGTATGGTTGGCGTATGAGAATGGTTTATTTAAATTAAATATTGATTAAGGTTGAAAGAATGTCATGAATAAAAGTAAAGCAATCTCAAGAATAGAGAGAGTGTTGAGAAGATTAAAGGATGGGAGTTTCACTGATAGTGATATTGATGTTCTTTTTGTTACGGCCCGTGAGTTGCCGAGTGCGCCCAAGTGTATTTTTGAAATTGGGAGTTTTGTTGCCCATAATCATCGGAGAGATCAAGGCGAGATAAAGGATATCATGCTGAGGAATCATTTGTTATTAAGTTTAAAATTTGGACGCGACAAGCATGCTGTTAAACCAGAGTTAAATGAATACCCGAAATACTTACCTACATTAATCAGACTGCAATTAAGAATGTTCAGTGATGAGTTTTTAAAGGAGAAGTTAAACTTAAAGGGGGGGCAGGTAATTACAGCGAGGAAGAAGCTTAATAACAAAAAATCGTATATTGTTAATGATGGTGTTTGTAAGTTAACATCAGAAATTGGTTCCAATGAAGGGCGAATGATTAATGAAGCTTTGTCGTTACTCAATTGTTCTGACGCAATTAAGTTCGACTCTTTATTTAATGAGCTGAAAATATTGCTTCGGAAGGAGATTCCAGGGGTGGACTTGATGCCGCTTGATAATAACAGGAGAACAATAGCAGGCATCTTACTGTGTTTGTTGAATAATATTGATTTTTCTCTGATGCCTGAAGTCAAAGCAAAAACAGTCCTTAGTCTTAATGATGCAGATGAATCTGCAAATGTTTATGGTCAATATTATATAACACATGAAAAAGAGCCATTCACCGACGTGGCTATCATGAGCCCAGTGTTTCAGTCGGGGTATGATGTTAGTGACCTTTTTGATGAGCATGTGACAAATGAAAATATCGTAAATGGGGATGTCGAATTTAGTTTTGATTTGGGGAAAATAGTTGTGTCGAAATCATAGTTTAGACCCAAACGAGCACGTTCCTAATTTCCCTTCAATACATGCATTTAGTGCATGATTTTGCATGCGGCAGCGATCGTTTTTTATTGTTTATAATCGCCTGTATTGACGATGTTTTGATGTGTTATTGCAACTGCATTAAAAGCGCTCCATGAAGCGGGCGGGCGAGGCGGGGAAAGCACTGCGCGCTGGCGGTGGTGCGGATTTTATTTTTTCAGCGTCTCAGCGCGTCGTGACGGCGCTTAGTCTGCCCGTTGAGGCGTTGGTGTGTCTGCGGGGTGTTTTGTGCGGTGGTGAGCGTGTGAGGGGGTGATGACGGGGTGTAAAAAAGCCGCCCGCAGGCGGCGATGTTCAGCCGTTGTCAGTGTCCAGTGAGTAGTTTTTAAATCGGATGACCTCCTGACCGAGCCAGCCGTTTATCTCGCGGATCCTGTCCTGTAACGGGATAAGCTCATTGCGGACAAAGACCTTTGCCACTTTCTCAATATCACCCAGCGACCCGACGTTCTCCGGCTTGCCCCCCATCAACTGAAAGGGGATGCGATGCGCGTCCAGCAGGTCAGCGGCGCTGGCTTTTTTGATATTAAAAAAATCGTCCTTCGTTGCCACTTCACTGAGCGGGATAATTTTAATGCCGTCGGCTTTCCCCTGTGGGGCATAGAGAAACAGATTTTTAAAGTTATTGCGGCCTTTCGACTTAACCATGTTTTCGCGAAGCATTTCGATATCGTTGCGATCCTGCACGGCATCGGTGACGTACATGATGTATCCGGCATGAGCGCCGTTTTCGTAATACTTGCGGCGGAACAGCGTGGCCGACTCATTCAGCCAGGCAGAGTTAAGGGCGCTGAGATATTCCGGCAGGCCGTACAGCTCCTGATTAATATCCGGCTCCAGCAGGTGAAACACGGAGCCGGGTGCGAAGGCTGTCGGCTCGTTGAAGGACGGCACCCACCAGTAAACATCCTCTTCCACACCACGGCGGGTATATTTTGCCGGTGAGGTTTCCAGTCTGATGACCTTACCGGTGGTGCTGTAACGCTTTTCCAGAAACGCATTACCGAACACCAGAAAATCCAGCACAAAGCGGCTGAAATCCTGTTGCGAAAGCCACGGATGCGGGATAAACGTTGAAGCCAGAATATTGCGTTTGACGTAAATCGGTGAGCTGTGATGCACGGCAGCACGCAGGCTTTTTGCCAGACCGGTAAAGCTGACTGGTGGCTCATACCATCTGCCGTTACTGATGCACTCGACGTAATCCAGAATGTCACGGCGGTCGAGTACCGGCACCGGCTCGCCAAAGGTGAATGCTTCCATTTTCGGGGCGCTGGCGGTGATTGTTTTTGCCGCAGGTCGCGGTGTTTTCCCTTTTTTCTTACTCATCAGTAAAACTCCAGAATGGTGGATGTCAGCGGGGTGCTGATACCGGCGGTGAGTGGCTCATTTAACAGGGCGTGCATGGTCGCCCAGGCGAGGTCGGCGTGGCTGGCTTCCTCGCTGCGGCTGGCCTCATAGGTGGCGCTGCGTCCGCTGCTGGTCATGGTCTTGCGGATAGCCATAAACGAGCTGGTGATGTCGGTGGCGCTGACGTCGTATTCCAGACAGCCACGGCGGATAACGTCTTTTGCCTTGAGCACCATTGCGGTTTTCATTTCCGGCGTGTAGCGGATGTCGCGCGCGGCAGGATAGAACGAGCGCACGAGCTGGAACACGCCGACACCGAGGCCGGTGGCATCAATACCGATGTATTCGACGTTGTATTTTTCGGTGAGTTTGCGGATGGATTCCGCCTGGGTGGCAAAGTCCATGCCTTTCCACTGGTGACGCTCAAGTATTCTGAATTTGCCACCGGCAACCACCGGCGGTGCCAGTACCACGCATCCGGCGCTGTCGCCACGGTGTGACGGGTCGTAACCAATCCAGACCGGGCGTGAGCCGAACGGATTGGCGGCAAACGGCGCATAGTCTTCCCATTCTTCCAGCGTGTCGACCATGCAGCGTTGCAACTCCTCGAACGGGAACACCGACGCCTTGTCGTCAACAAATTCACACATGAACAGGTTTTTAAAATCGTCGGCGCTGTTTTCGCGTTTGAGCTGCTCAATGTCGAACAGCGTGCAGCCGCCTTTCAGGGCGTCCTCAATGGTGACAATCTGCCGCCACTGGCCGTCCGCACAGAGAAGACCTCCGGCAAGTGCGTTATGACTGACGTCGATTTCCACGCGTTCAGCGGCGCTGGCGCGTCCCCGGTTAAACAGTTCACCCGACCAGAACGGGTAGGCGTCGTGCGCCAGCGTGGACGGGGTGGAGAAATAGGTCGAACGCAGGTGACTCTGTGAGGCCATACCTGATGCCACCTTACGCAGTACCTGAAAATTCGGGATCCAGAAAATCTCATCGACGTACAGGTCGCCGTTATGGCTCTGCGCGGTGTTGGAGTTGGTGCCGAGAAAAATCAGTTTTGCGCCGTTATTGCCCAGGACAATCGGGTCACCGGTCAGGTCAACGTCAACCAGACGGGCAAAGGCGATGATGTATTCGCGGAACACATACGCCTGCGTTTTACTGGCCGACAGAAAAATCTGGTTATGGCCGGTTTTCAGGGCGCGCAGCAGCGCCTCGCGGGAAAAATAAAACGTTGCGCCAATCTGGCGGGATTTCAGGATATCGCGGATGCGGTGCTCAAGCCCGGCGCGATACCAGTGCAACTGATATTCGAAAGACTGCTCAAAGAAAATCTGCTCCAGCTTTTCGATGGCTTCGTCGCTGAAAAAATTCTTTTTCGGTTTGCGGCGCCCGCCTTTGTTGCGGTTAGCGACGTTCGGATTAAGGTCTGCCTCGTTGCCGGTCTGACTGTAGCGGTTGACCCGCGCCAGTCGTTCAATCTGGCGTCCCAGCAGGTCAATTTCCTTGAAGTCACCGCCGGTTTTCTGCGGTTTGATGATGAGCTGGGTCAGCCGCGCTTCCAGACTCATTTCGACACGGCTGATGGGGGCAACGCTGTCCCAGCCGTCGCGCTGTTTCCAGCTCTGCACCGTCGGGCGTTTCATCTGCAACATGGCGGCAATCTGCGGCACGGAAAATCCCTGCCAGTACAGCAGCGCCGCCTGACGACGCGGGTCGTGTAAAAGAGTGGTGTCTGTGGTGATGGTCATGAATACCTCGCCGTGATGAATACACGGCAAGGCTACTGAGTCGCGTCCCGCGATTCGCTAAGGTGCTGTTGTGTCAGTGATAAGCCATCCGGGACTGATGGCGGAGGATGCGCATCGTCGGGAAACTGATGCCGACATGTGACTCCTCTAATCACTATTCAGGACTCCTGACAATGGCAAAAAAAGTCTCAAAATTCTTTCGTATCGGCGTTGAAGGTGACACCTGTGACGGGCGTGTCATCAGTGCGCAGGATATTCAGGAAATGGCCGAAACCTTTGACCCGCGAGTCTATGGTTGCCGCATTAACCTGGAACATCTGCGCGGCATCCTGCCTGACGGTATTTTTAAGCGTTATGGCGATGTGGCCGAACTGAAGGCCGAAAAGATTGACGATGATTCGGCGCTGAAAGGCAAATGGGCGCTGTTTGCGAAAATCACCCCGACCGATGACCTTATCGCGATGAACAAGGCCGCGCAGAAGGTCTATACCTCAATGGAAATTCAGCCGAACTTTGCCAATACCGGCAAATGTTATCTGGTGGGTCTGGCCGTCACCGATGACCCGGCAAGCCTCGGCACGGAATACCTGGAATTCTGCCGCACGGCAAAACACAACCCCCTGAATCGCTTCAAATTAAGCCCTGAAAACCTGATTTCAGTGGCAACGCCTGTTGAGCTGGAATTTGAAGACCTGCCTGAAACCGTGTTCACCGCCCTGACCGAAAAGGTGAAGTCCATTTTTGGCCGCAAACAGGCCAGCGATGATGCCCGTCTGAATGACGTGCATGAAGCGGTGACCGCTGTTGCTGAACATGTGCAGGAAAAACTGAGCGCCACTGAGCAGCGCCTCGCTGAGATGGAAACCGCCTTTTCTGCACTTAAGCAGGAGGTGACTGACAGGGCGGATGAAACCAGCCAGGCATTCACCCGCCTGAAAAACAGTCTCGACCACACCGAAAGTCTGACCCAGCAGCGCCGCAGCAAGGCCACCGGTGGTGGCGGTGACGCCCTGATGACGAACTGCTGACCGGCGTCAGTCAGTCCGGGAAAACCTTCACGATTAACCCTTAATTTCAGGAAAAACTATGCGCCAGGAAACCCGCTTTAAATTTAATGCCTACCTGTCCCGTGTTGCCGAACTGAACGGCATCGACGCCGGTGATGTGTCGAAAAAATTCACCGTTGAACCGTCGGTCACCCAGACCCTGATGAACACCATGCAGGAGTCCTCTGATTTTCTGACCCGCATCAACATTGTGCCGGTCAGCGAAATGAAAGGGGAAAAAATTGGTATCGGTGTCACCGGCTCCATCGCCAGCACCACCGACACTGCCGGTGGCACCGAGCGTCAGCCGAAGGACTTCTCGAAGCTGGCGTCAAACAAGTACGAATGCGACCAGATTAACTTCGATTTTTATATCCGCTACAAAACGCTGGACCTGTGGGCGCGTTATCAGGATTTCCAGCTCCGTGTCCGTAACGCCATTATCAAACGCCAGTCCCTTGATTTCATCATGGCCGGTTTTAACGGCGTGAAGCGTGCCGAAACCTCTGACCGCAGCAGTAACCCGATGCTGCAGGATGTGGCGGTCGGCTGGCTGCAGAAATACCGCAATGAAGCCCCGGCGCGCGTGATGAGCAAGGTCACTGACGAGGAAGGTCACACGACCTCTGAGGTCATCCGCGTGGGTAAGGGCGGTGATTATGCCAGCCTTGATGCACTGGTGATGGATGCGACCAACAACCTGATCGAACCGTGGTATCAGGAAGACCCTGACCTTGTGGTGATAGTGGGACGTCAGTTACTGGCGGACAAGTATTTCCCCATCGTTAACAAGGAGCAGGACAACAGCGAAATGCTGGCCGCTGACGTCATCATCAGCCAGAAACGCATCGGTAACCTGCCAGCGGTACGCGTCCCGTACTTCCCGGCGGATGCGATGCTCATCACGAAGCTGGAAAACCTGTCCATCTACTACATGGATGACAGCCATCGCCGCGTGATTGAGGAAAACCCGAAACTCGACCGCGTGGAGAACTACGAGTCAATGAACATTGATTACGTGGTGGAAGACTACGCCGCCGGCTGTCTGGTGGAAAAAATTAAGGTCGGTGATTTCTCCACACCGGCCAAGGCGACCGCAGAGCCGGGAGCGTAACCGATGACGAGTCCCGCACAGCGCCACATGATGCGGGTCTCGGCAGCGATGACCGCGCAGCGGGAAGCCGCCCCACTGCGACATGCAACTGTCTATGAGCAGATGCTGGTTAAGCTCGCCGCAGACCAGCGCACACTGAAAGCGATTTATTCAAAAGAGCTGAAGGCCGCGAAAAAACGCGAACTGCTGCCGTTCTGGTTGCCGTGGGTGAACGGCGTGCTGGAGCAGGGCAAAGGCGCACAGGATGACATTCTGATGACGGTCATGCTGTGGCGTCTGGATACCGGCGATATTGCCGGTGCGCTGGAGATTGCCCGTTATGCCCTGAAGTACGGTCTGACCATGCCGGGTAAACACCGCCGCACCCCGCCGTACATGTTCACCGAGGAGGTGGCGCTCGCGGCCATGCGCGCCCACGCTGCCGGTGAGTCTGTGGATCCCCGCCTGCTGACGGAGACCCTCGAACTGACCGCCACGGCTGACATGCCTGATGAAGTGCGCGCAAAGCTGCACAAAATCACCGGTCTGTTTCTGCGTGACGGTGGTGATGCCGCCGGTGCGCTGGCTCACCTGCAACGTGCGACACAGCTCGACTGTCAGGCAGGCGTCAAAAAAGAGATTGAACGACTGGAGCGGGAGCTGAAACCGAAGCCGGAGCCGCAACCCAAAGCGGCCACCCGTGCCACGCGTAAGACCCGGAGCGTGACACCGGCAAAACGTGGACGCCCGAAAAAGAAAGCCAGTTAACAACCGAATGCGCCCCGCGCCAGGGCGGCACGCCGGTCAGTGAGGGTGAATCACCTGACACTACACCGGCGTCCACCGCCCGACTTTTCAGAGGTAGTCATGATGACGCTGATTATTCCGCGAAAGGAGGCTCCCGTGTCCGGTGAGGGTACGGTGGTCATCCCGCAACCGGCAGGCGACGAGCCGGTGATTAAAAACACGTTCTTTTTTCCCGATATCGACCCGAAGCGCGTCCGGGAACGTATGCGCCTTGAGCAGACCGTCGCCCCCGCCCGTCTGCGTGAGGCCATCAAGTCAGGCATGGCTGAAACGAATGCGGAGCTGTACGAGTACCGCGAACAGAAAATTGCTGCCGGTTTTACGCGTCTGGCGGACGTCCCGGCGGACGACATCGACGGTGAAAGCATCAAAGTTTTTTACTACGAGCGCGCCGTGTGTGCGATGGCGACCGCGTCGCTTTATGAGCGTTATCGCGGCGTGGATGCCAGTGCGAAAGGCGACAAGAAGGCTGACAGCATTGACAGCACCATTGATGAACTGTGGCGGGATATGCGCTGGGCAGTGGCGCGCATCCAGGACAAGCCGCGCTGCATCGTGAGTCAAATCTGATGAAGACCTTTGCGCTACAGGGCGACACGCTCGACGCCATTTGTGTCCGGTATTACGGGCGCACTGAGGGCGTGGTTGAAGCCGTGCTTGCCGCAAATCCGGGACTGGCTGAACTGGGTGCGGTGCTGCCGCACGGCACCGCCGTCGAACTGCCCGACGTTCAGACCGCGCCCGTGGCTGAAACTGTCAATCTGTGGGAGTAACGCATGACAGCAGAAGAAAAAAGCGTCCTGTCGCTTTTCATGATTGGGGTGCTGATTGTTGTCGGCAAGGTGCTTGCCGGTGGTGAACCCATCACCCCGCGTCTGTTTATCGGGCGCATGTTGCTCGGTGGTTTTGTCTCGATGGTTGCCGGTGTTGTTCTGGTGCAGTTTCCTGACCTGTCACTGCCTGCGGTGTGCGGCATCGGCTCCATGCTGGGTATCGCCGGTTATCAGGTGATTGAGATTGCCATTCAGCGCCGCTTTAAGGGCAGGGGGAAACAGTAATGCCGGAAATTAACACGCATCAGAATATCGCTGCCTTTCTCGACATGCTGGCCGTGTCCGAAGGGACGGCGAATCACCCGCTGACGAAAAACCGGGGCTATGACGTGATAGTCACCGGACTGGACGGGAAGCTGGAAATCTTCACCGACTACAGTGACCACCCGTTCGCACATGGCCGACCGGCGAAGGTGTTTAACCGTCGCGGTGAAAAATCCACGGCCTCCGGTCGCTATCAGCAGCTTTACCTGTTCTGGCCGCACTACCGCAAACAGCTTGCCCTGCCGGATTTCAGTCCGTTGTCACAGGACAGACTTGCCATTCAGTTGATCCGCGAACGCGGTGCACTGGATGACATCCGGGCGGGACGCATTGAGCGCGCCATTTCACGCTGTCGCAATATCTGGGCGTCCCTGCCGGGTGCCGGTTACGGTCAGCGTGAGCATTCACTGGAAAAACTGGTCACCGTCTGGCGTACCGCTGGCGGCGCACCGGCTTAAACGGAGTAAACACCATGAAAAAATTATCCCTTTCACTGATGCTGCACGTGTCGCTGGCGCTGATGCTGGCACTGTCCCTGATTTACCCGCAGAGCGTGGCCGTCAGTTTTGTCGCTGCCTGGGCGATTCTGGCGACGGTTATCTGTGTGGTTGCCGGTGGTGTCGGCGTGTATGCCACGGAGTATGTACTGGAACGCTACGGACGGGAGCTGCCGCCGGAATCGCTGGCCGTGAAGATTGTCGCGTCGCTGTTTTTGCAGCCGGTGCCGTGGCGCAGACGGGCGGCGGCTCTGGTGGTGATGGTGACGACGTTTATCTCGCTGGTCGCTGCCGGGTGGATTTTTACCGCGCTGATTTATCTCGTGGCGTCGCTGTTCTTCCGGCTGATACGTACGGCCTGCCGTCAGCGTTTTGAGGGGCGGGAACCATGTCAAAGCTGATGACTGTGCTGGTCGTGTTGTTATCGCTGGCGGTGGCCGGTCTGTTTCTGGTGAAACATAAAAATGCCAGCCTGCGCGCCTCGCTGGACAGGGCGAACAACGTCGCCAGTGAACAGCAGACGACCATCACCATGCTGAAAAATCAGCTTCATGTTGCGCTCACCAGAGCAGACAAAAACGAGCTGGCGCAGGTGGCTCTGCGTCAGGAGCTGGAGAACGCTGCGAAGCGTGAAGCACAGCGCGAGAAAACCATCACGAGGTTACTTAATGAAAACGAGGATTTTCGCCGCTGGTACGGTGCTGACCTGCCTGATGCTGTGCGCCGGTTGCACCAGCGCACGGCCTGCACTGACGCCAGTGATTGTCCACAACGCCTGCCCGAAAGTGAGCCTTTGCCCGATGCCGGGCAGTGACCCGCAGAAGAACGGCGATTTAAGTGCCGATATCCGGCAGCTTGAGGACGCGCTGGCACGCTGTGCCAGCCAGGTAAAAATGATTAAACACTGTCAGGACGAAAATGATGCTCAAACCCGACAGCCTGCGCAGGGCGCTGACTGATGCCGTCACGGTGTTGAAAACCAGTCCAGAGATGCTGCGGATATTCGTGGATAACGGGAGTATTGCCTCCACACTGGCGGCGTCGCTGTCATTCGAAAAGCGTTACACGCTCAATGTCATTGTGACCGACTTTACCGGTGATTTTGACCTGCTCATCGTGCCGGTGCTGGCGTGGCTGCGGGAAAATCAGCCCGACATCATGACCACCGACGAAGGCCAGAAAAAGGGCTTCACGTTTTATGCAGACATCAACAATGACAGCAGCTTTGATATCAGCATCAGCCTGATGCTGACCGAGCGCACGCTGGTCAGTGAGGTTGACGGCGCACTGCATGTGAAGAATATTCCGGAACCCCCGCCGCCGGAGCCGGTCACCCGCCCGATGGAGCTTTATATCAATGGCGAACTGGTGAGCAAGTGGGATGAATGAGTTTAAGCGTTTTGAAGACCGGCTGGCCGGACTGACTGAATCGCTGTCACCGTCAGGGCGTCGGCGACTGAGTGCCGAACTGGCGAAACGTCTGCGGCAGAGTCAGCAGCGCCGGGTGATGGCTCAGAAAGCCCCGGACGGCACACCCTACGCGCCACGTCAGCAGCAGAGCGCCAGAAAAAAGACCGGTCGCGTTAAGCGAAAAATGTTTGCGAAACTTATCACCAGTCGTTTTTTGCATATCCGCGCCAGCCCTGAACAGGCATCAATGGAATTTTACGGCGGGAAGTCACCGAAAATCGCCAGCGTGCATCAGTTCGGTCTGTCGGAAGAAACCCGGAAAGACGGTAAGAAAATTGATTATCCGGCGCGTCCTCTGCTCGGCTTTACCGGTGAGGATGTGCAGATGATTGAAGAGATTATCCTGGCTCACCTGAATCGTTAGCTTTAATCATCTGAGAATATAAGATAGAAATCAATTGATTAGCATAATTCATTTTGAATTTTCATGTTAATAAATAAAAGGCCAGTTATTGGCCTTTTATCATTACTTGCCATTTTTTAATGAATTGATTAACGATGCTATTTGCTCTATGCCATCAAATGTAGATGGTATCTTATCATCGGATAGCATGATGTTCGAAAATACGACATCTTCAAATTTTGAAAGCGCTTCCGGATTGTTTTTCCTTATCTCTGAGGAATAGTCGCTATAACTCTGAATAAACTGACAAAGGCTCTTTCTGAGTTCTATTTGCATAATCTGAGTTCGTAACGATATGTGATTTATCAGTACAACTCTAAAGTAATAAATGAAAATCAATGTGACTGATGCAAAAGGTAGTGCTGACATGAAATATGTGGCAGCATTTGTCGTTTCGAGAGTTGGTAATTTATGCACTCCATAGTATATCAGCGGGGATGGGATGATTATAGCTAAGATGACAAGGATTATTCTTGATAGTAAAATTTCACGATCTTTCTTTTTGCCAAGTGAATTAAAGCCTTCAAACAATCCAACAAAATTAAATGCGACCTCATACCCTTTCAATGATTCTTTAATTGACTCTATTTTGGTATGTTGTTCTTTTAAAAAGGACTCGCATTTTTCGAAAAATTGACGACCTTCGCTTAAACTATCAATATATTTTTTATATGTGTCCACATTGCCTGAGCTTAAAACTTCTTTAACCATTGCTAATGGTAGTTCTCTAAGAGAAAAGTCTATCTGTGCTCTGCTTTGTTCATCGAATTCATTATAGTTATACAGCGCGAAATCCTTGATGGTTTTTAGTGGTGAAAAGAAAGTATCTGTCTCAGGAGAGAGAATACTTGGCTCAATAATAAATCTAAAAAAACAAGTGAATATAAAATTGATGCTGTTGTTATCCTCTCCCTTTTCTTTTAATAAGCTTGTAAAGGTATTACCAATCCTGACAATGTTGTACTGGGATTTTTTGTCCCAATCTTCTGGGTTTTCAGAAATGAAGTCTATTGCTTGAGCAATTATTTTGTTTCTGTTTGATTCAAAGGTTGTGCTGGGTGTCAGCGTGTTCAAAAAGACCAGATAATCTTTGAACAATTCTTTCATTGTTTTTGATGAGAAAAAGTAAGTGTTCATTATGGATTTTGTTGTCCCTTGTTGTTCTGTGCATCAGAAATCGTTGCGTGATTTACTTTGGGATTGTACAGAATCATTATTCTCGAATGAATACACAATACAATGAAATACTTCGCTTTATACGCAATATGATTCGCACCGGCATTATCGTCGAAACCGACCTTAACGCCGGTCGCTGCCGTGTGCAGACCGGCGGCATGTGTACCGACTGGCTTCAGTGGCTGACCCATCGCGCCGGACGTTCGCGCACGTGGTGGGCACCTTCCGTGGGGGAACAGGTGCTGATTCTGGCCGTGGGCGGTGAACTCGACACGGCGTTCGTTCTGCCGGGGATTTATTCCGGCGATAACCCCGCGCCGTCTGCGTCGGCGGATGCCCTGCATATCCGTTTCCCTGACGGGGCGGTGATTGAGTATGAACCTGAAACCAGTGCACTCACGGTAAGCGGAATTAAAACGGCCAGCGTGACGGCTTCTGATTCTGTTACTGCCACGGTGCCCGTGGTCACGGTGAAAGCATCAACCCGTGTCACTCTGGACACGCCGGAGGTGGTCTGCACAAACAGGCTGATTACCGGCACGCTGGAAGTGCAGAAGGGCGGGACGATGCGCGGCAACATTGAACACACCGGTGGTGAACTTTCATCAAACGGTAAGGTATTGCATACCCATAAACACCCCGGCGACAGCGGCGGCATAACCGGGAGTCCTTTATGACAGCACGTTATCTCGGAATGAATCGTAGTGATGGCCTGACTGTCACTGACCTTGAGCATATCAGCCAGAGTATCGGCGATATCCTGCGCACACCGGTCGGCTCACGGGTGATGCGTCGTGATTACGGCTCGTTGCTGGCATCAATGATTGACCAGCCGCAGACCCCGGCGCTTGAGTTGCAGATTAAGGTTGCCTGTTACATGGCGGTGCTGAAATGGGAACCCCGCGTCACCCTGTCATCCGTCACCACTGAGCGCAGTTTTGACGGGCGAATGACGGTCACGTTAACCGGTCAGCACAACGACACCGGCCAGCCACTTTCGTTAACCATCCCTGTGAGTTGAAACCATGCCGATTATCGACCTGAACCAGCTACCCGCACCGGATGTGGTTGAGGAGCTGGACTTTGAAACCATTCTCGCCGAACGCAAGGCGACACTGATTTCCCTTTACCCGGAAGACCAGCAGGAGGCGGTCGCCCGTACCCTGACGCTGGAATCCGAGCCTCTCGTCAAACTGCTGGAAGAAAACGCTTATCGTGAGCTTATCTGGCGTCAGCGTGTGAATGAGGCCGCACGGGCGGTGATGCTGGCCTGTGCTGCCGGTAATGACCTTGATGTGATTGGTGCCAATTACAACACCACGCGCCTGATTATCACCCTGGCAGATGATTCGACTATCCCGCCGACACCGGCCGTGATGGAATCTGACACCGATTATCGTCTGCGTATTCAGCAGGCCTTTGAAGGTTTAAGCGTCGCCGGGTCGGTGGGTGCCTATCAGTATCATGGTCGCAGTGCTGACGGGCGTGTCGCGGATATCTCTGTCACCAGTCCGTCTCCGGCTTGCGTCACCATCTCTGTGCTGTCACGAGAAAATAACGGTGTCGCATCCGAAGACCTGCTGGCGGTGGTGCGTAACGCCCTTAATGGCGAGGACGTCAGGCCGGTGGCCGACCGCGTGACCGTGCAGTCTGCCGCCATCGTTGAATACCAGATAAACGCCACGCTTTACCTTTACCCTGGTCCCGAAAGCGAACCCATACGCGCTGCCGCCGTGAAAAAACTGGAAGCGTACATCACGGCACAGCACCGGCTGGGGCGCGACATCCGTCTGTCTGCCATTTATGCCGCTTTGCATGTGGAAGGCGTGCAGCGTGTCGAGCTGGCCGCACCACTGGCCGACATCGTGCTCAACAGTACGCAGGCGTCTTTCTGTACCGAATACCGCGTCGTGACCGGAGGCTCGGATGAGTGATTCGCGACTGCTGCCGACCGGCTCATCACCGCTTGAAGTTGCTGCCGCAAAAGCCTGTGCAGAAATTGAAAAAACGCCGGTCAGGATTCGTGAACTGTGGAACCCGGATACCTGTCCGGCAAATCTGCTGCCGTGGCTGGCGTGGGCGTTTTCGGTCGACAGGTGGGATGAAAAGTGGCCGGAAGCGACAAAACGCGCCGTTATCCGCGATGCCTATTTCATCCACTGTCATAAGGGCACTATAGGTGCAATCCGGCGTGTGGTGGAGCCGCTCGGCTATCTCATCAACGTGACGGAGTGGTGGGAAAACAGTGACCCGCCCGGCACCTTCCGGCTTGATATTGGTGTACTGGAAAGCGGTATCACAGAGGCAATGTATCAGGAAATGGAACGGCTGATTGCTGATGCCAAACCTGCAAGCCGTCATCTTATTGGCCTGAACATTACCCGGGACATTCCCGGCTACCTGTTCGCCGGTGGTGTGGCTTATGACGGCGATGTAATTACGGTTTACCCCGGATAAGTGAGGAATAATGAGCACAAAATTCAGAACCGTTATCACCACTGCCGGTGCAGCAAAGCTGGCAGCGGCAACCGCACCGGGAGGGCGGAAGGTCAACATTACCACGATGGCCGTCGGGGATGGCGGTGGTAAATTGCCTGTCCCGGATGCCGGACAGACCGGGCTTATCCACGAAGTCTGGCGACATGCGCTGAACAAAATCAGTCAGGACAAACGAAACAGTAATTATATTATCGCAGAGCTGGTTATTCCGCCGGAGGTGGGCGGTTTCTGGATGCGTGAGCTTGGCCTGTACGATGATGCGGGAACGTTAATTGCCGTGGCGAACATGGCCGAAAGTTATAAGCCAGCTCTTGCCGAAGGCTCAGGGCGTTCGCAGACCTGCCGCATGGTCATCATCGTCAGCAGTGTGGCCTCAGTGGAGCTGACCATTGACACTACAACGGTGATGGCAACGCAGGATTACGTTGATGACAAAATTGCAGAGCACGAACAGTCACGACGTCACCCGGACGCCTCGCTGACCGCAAAAGGTTTTACTCAGTTAAGCAGTGCGACCAACAGCACGTCTGAAACACTGGCCGCAACGCCGAAAGCGGTAAAGGCCGCCTATGACCTTGCTAACGGGAAATATACTGCGCAGGATGCCACCACGGCGCGAAAAGGCCTTGTTCAGCTCAGTAGTGTGACCAACAGCACGTCTGAAACGCTCGCCGCAACGCCGAAAGCGGTAAAGGCAGCATATGACCTTGCTAACGGGAAATACACTGCACAGGACGCCACCACCGCGCGAAAAGGCCTTGTTCAGCTCAGTAGCGCCACCAACAGCGATTCTGAAACGCTTGCGGCAACACCAAAGGCGGTTAAGACAGCGTATGACCTTGCTAACGGGAAATACACTGCACAGGATGCCACCACTGCGCGAAAAGGTCTTGTCCAGCTCAGTAGCGCCACCAACAGTGATTCTGAAACCCTCGCGGCAACGCCAAAAGCAGTGAAGTCTGCCTATGACAATGCTGAAAAACGTCTTCAGAAAGATCAGAACGGTGCGGATATTCCGGGAAAGGATACCTTTACGAAAAATATCGGTGCCTGTCGTGCTTATAGCGGCGCTTTGAGCACTGAAGCCGGAAACTGGACAACCGCTCAGTTTATTGAATGGCTGGATTCCCGTGGTGCATTTAATCATCCGTACTGGATGTGCAAAGGCTCCTGGTCATATGCAAATAACAAAATCATTACGGATACCGGATGTGGTGATATCCACCTGGCTGGTTGTGTAGTCGAGGTCATGGGAACTAAATCTGCAATCACTATCCGAGTGACCACGCCGACAACATCAAGCGGTGGCGGTACAACCAGCGCACAATTCACTTACATTAATCATGGGGACGGCTACTCCCCCGGCTGGCGTCGTGACTGGAATCGTCAGGGCGACTCAATGACCGGAACGATTAATCAGGATGGCGGAAGCCAGAATGCCTATATGTCTACGGCCTTATGTTCAGGCACCAGAGGCGGCAAAAAATATCTCAGAAAGTTTCGTGGTGGAGAAGGAGACACTATCTGGCATGAAACAGTGCAGGGCGGGGTAATTCGCTGGGCGACAGGAAACTATGACGCTCAGGAAGAATTATCACTCAGCTCCGCTTATGGTCTCCGTTCTAGAGGTGAAATTACATCACTCAGTGCTAATGGTCTGCGCATTGCTTATGGCAATTATGGATTCTTTATCAGGAATGATGGTGGCAGCACATATTTAATGCTGACGGCCTCTGGTGATAAATTTGGGACATGGAACGGTTTAAGGCCGCTGACTATCAATAACGCTAATGGCGGAGTGTCAATGGGGCATGGCCTGAGTGTTACTGGTGATATTGCCTCAAGTACCAAAGTACGTGCCGGTAGCGGGAAAAAGTTCACGGTCAGCAGCAGCAATACATCCACGAAGGAAGCCGCATTCAATTTGTGGGGAAACTCAAGTCGTCCTGTGGTGGCTGAATTAGGTGATGATGCAGGCTGGCATTTTTACAGTCAGAGAAATACAGATAACAGCATCACTTTTGCTGTTAACGGGCAGGTATCACCATCTAACTATAGTAATTTTGATTCACGCTATGTCCGGGATATCCGGCTTGGTGGTGCTGCCACATACAAACCTGCTAACAATGGCATGACATGGACACATCAGGCACCGTCCGGGTGTGTATATTCCGGCATTATTGTTCAGGATACCGGCTCAAACTCTGCCGATAACATTGGTGGCGTATATTACAGACCGGTGCAGAAATACATTAACGGGACTTGGTATAACGTGGCGCAGGTATAATTTATGCAGCATTTGATAAATATAATGGCAGGTAATCCAAAAACGGTTGAACAATATCAATTGACAAAGGACTTTGATGTTGTCTGGTTTTTTTCAGAAGATGGTAAGAACTGGTACGAAGAACAAAAGTATTTTGCTGATGACACGATAAAAATAGCGTACGACAAAGATAATATTATCCGCTATGTGGAAAAGGATGTGACAGCTATCAGACCGGATGGATTAAGTGTTGTTGAAGTGCCGGATATTACTGCTAACCGACGGGCGGACATTTCAGGGAACTGGATGTTTAAGGACGGTACAGTGATTAAACGAATTTATACGGCAGAGGAATTGCAGCAGCAGGCAGAAAATCGGAAAGCCAGACTTCTTGCAGATGCTGAATCCGTGATTTTGCCGCTGGAGCGCGCTGTCAGGCTGAATATGGCAACAGATGAGGAGCGCAGTCGACTGGAGGCATGGGAACGCTACAGTGTTCTGGTCAGTCGTGTGGATCCTGCAAATCCTGAATGGCCGGAAATGCCGCAATAAGTTGTATGAGCTCTGGTGTGAGCTTACATATCTATGGCACAGAGTAAAGCCTAATCTGAGAGTCCGCTCTGTGCCAGGAGGGGACGTTGCTCACCTATAAATATCCCAGCAAAACGGAACACTCATCTTTGCAATCTTTTTATGTTTATATAAAGTTCCTCAATCAGCTCTTCCGAATTTTGACTGTAATGCAATGCCCGATGGCAATTCGGGCATAATGCAACACAATTGCTTATGGTGTCAGCACCAGATAAAGAAAGAGGTATCACATGATACACTTCGAGATATGGGATATCGCCATTTATTAAGAACGGTGTATTTTCACTACATCTTTCACAAACGCCCTTATTCCCTTGCAATACACAAGATTTAACAGCAGGATCCCGAATATAAACCTTCTGAACTCTTTCTAATGTTCCAGTTTTTTATGTCCCTCGGACTCGTTCAAAGGAATTTATATTAGCTTACTGACCATTTTACTTAGAACACTCTCATCATTAGTGGCTCGAAAAGCACTGATGTATCTCCGTAGATGATAGGTTTCCAAAATTCAGCACTATTAACACTAGGAACATTTATCATTACTCGCTCAGTTCTGTTCCCTGATGGTGCATCCTTTTTAGCAGTACTGTTCAAATGAGTCTGATACATACACATTTTTTGGGAAATATCGGAAGGGTAGTTTCCCACTAAAGAAAATTACATCATCAGGATGTATTTTTCTTTCCGCTATAGATGGTATATGTCTTCCGGTTGATGATGAGGCCAAATACACAACGCCTTTGTTTACCCCGGAATCAATAAGTCGTCCAATGATATAATCGATGGCAATATTATAATCTTTGTTTCTATGCGCCAGTCCTCAGGGCTCAAATATCAGGCCATATACCCCATCTTCTTCACCTACTAGGCACTCAACGTTCAGTTCCATACCATTGTTATCAAGAGATTGCTTTGTATTGCGCGGGAAACGTCTAGTTTGAATTAAGGAATTGTGAGGCGGAAGATGGGATTTAGGAATTTGGTTAGAGTTAGCAATGTTAATAAATGGGCCTAATTTCACTTTAAATCAAATTCCTAAATATTAAAGAAAGCAAGCTGGCCTACATAAACAGCCAGCCTTGGATAATTCAATTCACTTCTTACATAGAATGCTGGGTTTTACTCCGTACTCAACACATGCACTCAAAAATGTATTTATAAGCCAGATTAGCTGAACAGTATAAGGTTTGGCTGACTGATTTCTCTTGATGATTTCCACCTCATCGATTAACATTTTTTTTCTTAAAAATGGAGCAGCTAATATTAACTCCCTACTAGTTTTCGGACTCTCATTAATTTTGTCAAGAGCTAACTCAATGTCATTCCTGGAAGTGTCAATTGGTCTAATTCTACTAATCTGCGTTTGTAAATATTTTGAAGACCATTCATTATCATATTTATCAAGGTAAAGTTCTTTTGGTGAATGTAATCTGCCAATATTTTTTAAAGCTTGACTTATAACTTCATGAAATTTACTGGCGCCATAGCTCTCTTTTTTAATATATTTAGAATGAATAAACTTTATGGATGGATTTCCTGTCGTGATATCCAGCACAATATGATCGGCCCACTCATCATTCATATCATCACAAATTACAATAGCATCTTTATTTGAATAGATATTCTCCACTCGTCTAAATAGCGATCTCACTGGAAATCTTTTAATATTTTCTGGATAAGATTGTTTGTCATCTTTCTCTTTTTCCGATCTGATTGTTGAAAAATCAAAGCTATCATCAAAAACGGACAGGAAAATATTCAAATTATTTAACATCGTTTTATCTTCAAAACACGAACGACCATGATAGCAATATTGGGGGGAATCGAAGGTTATAGTGAATGGCTTAAACTTGTTAATATATTTACTAAGCGACATTAACTGAGAACCATTTTCACTAATCATTATACCATCGAGATATTTGGATACTATAGTCACAACCTTAGTATTGAATCTCAGACGACATTTGAATTTGAATCTTAAATTGGTTAGCGTTTCACCATCTAAGAAATATGATGATTTAAATCCATTGAAAAATTTGTCAAGTTCAACAGAACTTAACGTCACCGTTCCATGAGGCACATTTTTTGTTAGTGTAAAAGTATGGGACGTGCCACGCACCATATCATCCAACTCGCTAAGATCTATAAAAATAGCTTTTGGCTTGACTTTTTTTGCTAATAATTCACTCAAAGTAATAGGGGAAGAGAAACCTGCCATTAGCTTACTTGACAAAGAGGCTGTGTTAGATAATTCATTTACTGTAGCTATTGCCCATGAGCAGAAATTAAAAAAATCCACTTTTTTATCTTTGTAGCCTATTCGTGAAGTATTTGGTGTTAAAGTAAATATGTCATTTCCTGTCTTGACTCTAAATGTCCCTGGAATTGAACGTCCAGTCGTGTTAGGAGAAAGAATGCCACTTAGATTTTTTGCTTCCACTGTTCTATTTCTTATCACTGAATCTGACAGTGACATATTCCTCATGCTAATTTTTTCATACTCAGGATTCAGCCTTCCATTAAAATTTGAAAATTTATCAAACTCAAAGTATTCTATGAACCTTTCCAACTCGCTTTCAATTGCATCAACATTTTTCTTCGAAATTATTAAAAAATCCTGAACCTCCAAGATCATTAGATACGCATACTTGCTTTCTGAAATGCTAGTGCCTTGTAGAAATGAAGGCTCTTCTAGAACTTTAAAAGACACCAAAGAGTAAGTTAAATTCCCATTATCTACAACAACTTCAGATTTAATTTTATTTATAAGAAAGACACCATCTTTTATCGAGGATATGCTTCTAAATAGATTTTTTATTTTATTTCTAGATAAAGGTTTTTTTATCTTAAAAAATTGTGCATTTTTTGATAAAATTAAATCATTGATACTGAAAATATATTTAGTCACTTTGATGTCCTTATAATTAACATTTGATTATTCAAGAACAACTAGACAGCACTTCAGAGAAAATCAAATGGGAAATGGAATAGTTTAGATTCAGAAGATTACATTAACACGTAATATATTAAAAGTAATTATCTAAAACAATATTAATTATTGACTCGCGCAGTATTTAACTGCAAAAATTTGATTTAGGTCGTTTTTTTCTTACAAAGGCCAAGCCGCCAGGCCCGAAATGCCGCCTCTGCCGGTTAGCGCAATTGGGCTGACGCCCCGGGGCACTGGGGAGCCGAAACTTTAAGAAATCCGGAGAATTGACCGTTATTTGAAATAAAAATGCCATTGTAACTTTCGTGTTTAGGCATAGAAAAATTTCCTTTTAACAAAACATAGTAATACTAGTAATGCGCCTTGTGCGGTGATCAAAATTGCGAACTTCCGCTCCTCGCTCAAAGCAGACTGTCAGATTTGATAGCGTTTTGGCTATGTAAATTGTCAGTCGGAAAATGAGTGAGTACAAACTAGGACAGGCGGGCGAATTGCCCGCCTTTTCTGTATCTGTTGTTTCATCCACTGACCAGACAGGTCAAATAGCGTCTCATGCTCTGCCCAACGGAAAATAGTTGCACCCATTAACCACGGAGTTAAACGGATGAGTGACTATCATCACGGCGTGCAGGTGCTGGAGATTAACGACGGCACCCGCGTCATTTCCACCGTATCCACTGCCATTGTCGGCATGGTCTGCACGGCCAGCGATGCAGATGCGGAAACCTTCCCCCTCAATAAACCGGTGTTGATTACCAATGTGCAGAGCGCAATTGCAAAGGCCGGTAAAAAAGGCACGCTGGCGGCATCGTTGCAGGCCATCGCTGACCAGTCAAAACCGGTCACCGTTGTCGTGCGCGTGGAAGACGGCACCGGTGATGACGAGGAAACGAAACTCGCGCAGACCGTTTCCAATATTATCGGCACCACTGACGAAAACGGTCAGTACACCGGACTGAAAGCCCTGCTGGCGGCGGAGTCGGTAACCGGTGTTAAACCGCGTATTCTTGGTGTGCCGGGGCTGGATACCAAAGAGGTGGCTGTTGCACTGGCATCAGTCTGTCAGAAGCTGCGCGCTTTCGGATATATCAGCGCATGGGGCTGTAAGACCATTTCCGAGGTGAAAGCCTACCGCCAGAATTTCAGCCAGCGTGAGCTGATGGTCATCTGGCCGGATTTCCTCGCATGGGATACGGTCACCAGTACCACCGCCACCGCGTATGCCACCGCCCGTGCGCTGGGTCTGCGCGCTAAAATCGACCAGGAGCAGGGCTGGCATAAAACGCTGTCCAACGTCGGGGTAAACGGTGTTACCGGCATCAGCGCATCTGTATTCTGGGATTTGCAGGAGTCCGGCACCGATGCTGACCTGCTTAACGAGTCAGGCGTCACAACGCTGATTCGCCGCGACGGTTTCCGCTTCTGGGGTAACCGTACCTGCTCTGATGACCCGCTGTTCCTCTTTGAAAACTACACCCGCACTGCGCAGGTGCTGGCCGACACGATGGCTGAGGCGCACATGTGGGCGGTGGATAAGCCCATCACCGCAACGCTGATTCGCGACATCGTTGACGGCATTAATGCCAAATTCCGTGAGCTGAAAACAAACGGCTATATCGTGGATGCGACCTGCTGGTTCAGCGAAGAATCCAACGATGCGGAAACCCTCAAGGCAGGAAAACTGTATATCGACTACGACTATACACCGGTGCCTCCTCTTGAAAACCTGACCCTGCGCCAGCGTATTACCGATAAATACCTGGCAAATCTGGTCACCTCGGTTAACAGCAATTAAGGAGCCTGACCGATGGCAATGCCGCGCAAACTCAAGTTAATGAACGTCTTTCTGAACGGCTACAGCTATCAGGGCGTTGCAAAGTCCGTCACGCTGCCAAAACTGACCCGTAAGCTCGAAAACTATCGCGGTGCGGGGATGAACGGCAGCGCACCGGTAGACCTCGGCCTTGATGACGATGCGCTGTCAATGGAGTGGTCGCTCGGTGGCTTCCCGGATTCGGTTATCTGGGAGCTTTACGCCGCAACCGGTGTGGATGCCGTGCCGATTCGTTTTGCAGGCTCTTACCAGCGCGACGATACCGGCGAAACGGTGGCCGTCGAAGTGGTCATGCGTGGACGTCAGAAAGAAATCGACACCGGCGAGGGCAAACAGGGAGAAGACACCGAGTCGAAAATCTCCGTGGTCTGCACCTATTTCCGGCTGACGATGGACGGTAAGGAGCTGGTCGAAATCGACACCATCAACATGATTGAGAAGGTGAACGGCGTCGACCGGCTGGAGCAACACCGCCGCAATATCGGCCTGTGATTTTCATCCGGTCAGCCTGGCTGACCGGTTAACCCCGATTCAGAAGTGAGAAAACCATGAACAAAGAAAACGTCATTACCCTGGACAATCCGGTCAAACGTGGTGAGCAGGTTATCGAACAGGTCACGCTGATGAAACCCAATGCCGGGACGCTGCGCGGTGTCAGTCTGGCTGCAGTCGCGAACTCCGAAGTCGATGCACTGATTAAAGTGCTGCCGCGCATGACGGCACCGATGCTGACCGAGCAGGAAGTCGCCGCGCTGGAACTGCCTGACCTTGTGGCGCTGGCCGGTAAGGTGGTCGGTTTTTTGTCGCCGAACTCGGTGCAGTGACGTTTCCGAAAAATCTCTCGGTCGATGACCTGATGGCGGATGTGGCAGTGATATTTCACTGGCCGCCATCAGAACTGTATCCCATGAGCCTGACCGAACTCATCACATGGCGCGAAAAGGCGCTCCGGCGAAGCGGAAACACGAATGAGTAACAATGTAAAATTACAGGTATTGCTCAGGGCTGTTGACCAGGCATCCCGCCCGTTTAAATCCATCCGCACAGCGAGCAAGTCGCTGTCGGGGGATATCCGGGAAACACAAAAATCACTGCGCGAGCTGAACGGTCACGCATCCCGTATTGAGGGATTTCGCAAGACCAGTGCGCAGCTCGCCGTGACTGGTCATGCACTTGAAAAGGCACGGCAGGAAGCCGAAGCCCTTGCCACACAGTTTAAAAACACCGAACGTCCGACCCGTGCTCAGGCGAAAGTGCTGGAATCCGCAAAGCGAGCGGCGGAGGACTTACAGGCGAAATATAACCGCCTGACGGATTCCGTTAAACGCCAGCAGCGGGAACTGGCCGCTGTGGGAATTAATACCCGCAATCTTGCACATGATGAGCAGGGACTGAAAAAACGTATCAGTGAAACCACCGCACAGCTTAACCGTCAGCGCGACGCGCTGGCGCGTGTCAGTGCGCAACAGGCAAAACTTAACGCAGTCAAACAGCGTTATCAGGCCGGAAAGGAACTGGCCGGAAATATGGCCTCAGTAGGCGCTGCCGGTGTGGGGATTGCGGCGGCGGGAACGATGGCCGGAGTTAAGTTGCTGATGCCCGGTTATGAGTTTGCGCAGAAAAACTCAGAATTGCAGGCCGTGCTCGGAGTGGCAAAAGACTCCGCCGAAATGACCGCACTACGCAAACAGGCGCGCCAGCTCGGCGACAATACCGCCGCCTCGGCGGATGATGCGGCCGGTGCACAGATAATCATCGCGAAAGCGGGTGGGGATGTTGATGCCATTCAGGCGGCAACGCCGGTCACGCTGAATATGGCGCTGGCGAACCGCCGCACGATGGAAGAAAACGCCGCCCTGCTGATGGGGATGAAATCCGCCTTTCAGCTTTCAAACGATAAGGTCGCTCATATCGGGGATGTTCTCTCCATGACGATGAACAAAACCGCCGCCGATTTTGACGGCATGAGCGATGCGCTGACCTATGCCGCACCTGTGGCAAAAAATGCCGGTGTCAGCATTGAAGAAACCGCCGCAATGGTCGGGGCGCTGCATGATGCAAAAATCACAGGCTCAATGGCGGGGACGGGAAGCCGTGCCGTGTTAAGCCGCCTGCAGGCACCGACGGGAAAAGCATGGGATGCACTCAAAGAGCTTGGAGTGAAAACCTCAGACAGCAAGGGAAACACCCGGCCAATATTTACCATTCTGAAAGAAATGCAGGCCAGTTTTGAGAAAAACCGGCTCGGTACTGCCCAGCAGGCTGAATACATGAAAACTATTTTCGGGGAGGAGGCCAGCTCAGCCGCCGCCGTGCTGATGACTGCCGCCTCAACCGGAAAGCTGGACAAACTGACCGCTGCGTTTAAAGCCTCAGACGGGAAGACCGCCAAGCTGGTAAATATCATGCAGGACAACCTAGGCGGTGACTTTAAAGAGTTTCAGTCCGCTTATGAGGCAGTGGGGACTGACCTGTTTGACCAGCAGGAAGGCGCGCTGCGTAAGCTCACGCAGACGGCCACAAAGTATGTGTTAAAACTCGACGGCTGGATCCAGAAAAACAAATCACTGGCGTCAACCATCGGCATCATTGCCGGTGGCGCGCTGGCGCTGACTGGCATCATCGGTGCCATTGGCCTCGTAGCCTGGCCGGTTATCACCGGCATCAATGCCATCATCGCGGCAGCAGGCGCAATGGGGGCAGTCTTCACGACGGTTGGCAGTGCTGTTATGACCGCCATCGGGGCTATTAGCTGGCCGGTTGTGGCCGTGGTGGCCGCAATTGTCACCGGGGCGTTGCTTATCCGTAAATACTGGGAGCCTGTCAGCGCATTCTTTGGCGGTGTGGTTGAAGGGCTGAAAGTGGCATTTGCGCCGGTGGGGGAACTGTTCACGCCACTTAAGCCGGTGTTTGACTGGCTGGGTGAAAAGTTACAGGCCGCGTGGCAGTGGTTTAAAAACCTGATTGCTCCGGTCAAAGCCACTCAGGACACCCTGAACAGTTGCCGTGACACGGGGGTCATGTTCGGGCAGGCACTGGCTGACGCGCTGATGCTGCCGCTTAATGCGTTCAACAAACTGCGCAGCGGTATTGACTGGGTACTGGAAAAACTCGGTGTTATCAACAAAGAGTCAGACACACTTGACCAGACCGCCGCCAGAACTCAAGCCGCCACGTATGGCAGCGGTGGTTATATTCCGGCGACCAGCTCTTATGCAGGCTATCAGGCTTATCAGCCGGTCACGGCACCGGCTGGCCGCTCTTATGTGGACCAGAGTAAAAACGAATATCACATCAGCCTGACGGGTGGTACTGCGCCGGGGACACAGCTTGACCGCCAGTTACAGGATGCGCTCGAAAAATACGAGCGGGATAAACGTGTGCGCGCCCGTGCCAGCATGATGCATGACGGTTAAGGAGGTGACGAAAAATGATGCTCGCGTTAGGTATGTTTGTTTTTATGCGCCAGACGCTGCCACACCAGACCATGCAGCGTGAATCAGATTATCGCTGGCCGTCAAATTCCCGTATCGGTAAACGGGATGCCTACCAGTTTCTCGGTGTTGGCGAGGAAAACATGACGCTTGCCGGTGTGCTTTATCCCGAACTGACCGGCGGCAAGCTGACGATGACCACGCTCAGGATGATGGCTGAGGAAGGCCGGGCGTGGCCGTTGCTGGATGGCACCGGCATGATTTACGGCATGTATGTCATCAGCAGGGTGAGTGAAACAGGGAGTATTTTCTTTGCAGACGGCACACCCCGGAAAATTGATTTTACGCTGTCGCTCACCCGCGTTGATGAATCACTGGCCGCGCTTTATGGCGATATCGGTAAACAGGCGGAATCGCTCATCGGTAAGGCTGGCAGTATGGCGACCAGATTCACGGGTATGACGGGGGCGGGATAATGCTGGATGCGCTGACATTTGATGCAGGCAGTACGCTGACGCCGGATTACATGCTGATGCTCGACAGCAGGGATATTACCGGCAATATCAGCGACCGTCTGATGAGCATGACCCTGACCGATAACCGGGGCTTTGAGGCTGACCAGCTTGATATTGAACTGAACGATGCCGACGGGCAGGTCGGGCTACCGATTCGTGGCGCTGTCCTGACGGTGTATATCGGCTGGAAAGGTTTTGCCCTGGTATGCAAAGGGAAATTTACCGTTGATGAGGTTGAACACAGGGGCGCGCCGGATGTGGTCACCATCCGCGCCCGGAGTGCAGATTTTCGCGGGACGCTCAATTCCCGCCGGGAAGGCTCCTGGCATGACACCACACTCGGTGCGATTGTTGAGGTGATAGCCTCCCGTAACAAGCTGGAGGCCAGTGTCGCTCCGTCACTGGCCGGAATTAAAATCCCGCACATCGACCAGTCGCAGGAGTCTGATGCGAAATTCCTGACCCGTCTTGCTGAACGCAACGGCGGTGAGGTGTCGGTAAAAATGGGAAAACTGTTGTTTCTTAAGGCGGGGCAGGGGGTGACGGCCAGCGGTAAAAAAATCCCGCAGATTACCATCACCCGCAGCGACGGCGACCGTCATCATTTTGCGATTGCTGACCGTGGAGCTTACACCGGCGTAACGGCAAAGTGGTTACACACCAAAGACCCGAAGCCGCAAAAGCAGAAGGTAAAACTGAAACGCAAAAAGAAAGAAAAACACCTGCGCGCACTGGAGCACCCGAAAGCGAAACCGGTCACGCAGAAGAAAGCGCCAAAAGTACCGGAAGCGCGCGAAGGTGAATACATGGCCGGTGAAGCTGACAACGTTTTTGCCCTGACTACGGTATATGCCACGAAAGCACAGGCCATGCGCGCCGCTCAGGCGAAGTGGGATAAACTGCAACGGGGCGTTGCGGAGTTCTCCATCAGCCTTGCCACTGGTCGTGCTGATATTTACACGGAAACACCGGTTAAAGTGTCAGGCTTTAAGCGCGTCATAGACGAGCAGGACTGGACAATCACTAAGGTGACACATTTTCTGAATAATAGCGGCTTCACGACGTCCTTAGAGCTTGAGGTCATGCTTTCTGATGTGGAGTACGAAACAGAAGATGACGAGTAATGTTTTTATTTTATCTGTTTGTTTTATAATGATAAATTAACTAAAATGGCACCATCAACAAAACCGGAAGAGGTGCTCGCGATGTTTCATTGTCCTTTATGCCAGCATGCCGCACATGCGCGTACAAGCCGCTATATCACTGACACGACAAAAGAGCGTTATCACCAGTGTCAGAACGTGAATTGCAGCGCCACGTTCATCACTTATGAGTCGGTACAGCGATACATCGTGAAGCCGGGAGAAGTCCACGCCGTGAGGCCGCACCCGTTGCCGTCAGGGCAGCAAATTATGTGGATGTAATTACAAACAGGAAGCCCCTCAGTCGAGGGGCTTTTTTGTCGATGTGGTCAATGTGTGGACGTGACCAGAAATAAATCCTTTTATTTCATTGTATTACGCGTAAAAAATAAGCCCGTGTAAGGGAGATTACACAGGCTAAGGAGGTGGTTCCTGGTACAGCTAGCATTTTATGGGTTATGTTTTTCAGCGAAACGGATGATAACCTTAATAAATGCAGCTGTATGTGATCGGTTTCTAAGAATTTTCCATACGGGAAAAATAATCGAAATTAATCACTTACCGTGTGGGTTACGCGTGGTTTCCCCGGAGAAATTACGCATCAGCAGAGCGTAATTGAGCTCAAGATCCTGCGGGACCGGGAGCCACACAGTATAACCATCGCCTGGTGCGACCGGCATCGCTTCACCTTTGGCGTTTTCCATGTGCTCAAGGGTAAAGTTAATGTTGCCTTGCGGCGTCATCAGCTCAAGGCTGTCGCCAACGGAGAATTTATTTTTCACCGCTACCGCCGCGAGGTCCCCCTTGCGCTCACCGGTAAACTCACCAACAAACTGCTGGCGGTCAGAAACTGAATAACCGTATTCGTAGTTCTGATAATCGTCGTGAGTATGACGACGCAGGAAACCTTCGGTATAGCCACGATGCGCCAGACCTTCCAGAGTTTCCAGCAGGCTGGTATCGAACGGTTTGCCCGCAGCGGCGTCATCGATAGCTTTACGGTAAACCTGTGCGGTGCGTGCGCAATAGTAGAAAGATTTAGTACGGCCTTCGATTTTCAGCGAATGCACGCCCATTTTGGTCAGGCGTTCTACATGGGCGATGGCGCGCAGATCTTTCGAGTTCATGATGTAAGTGCCGTGCTCATCTTCAAACGCGGTCATATACTCGCCCGGACGCTGGGCTTCTTCGATCATAAACACTTTGTCGGTTGGCGCGCCGATACCCAGCGTCGGCTCAACATTTTGCACCGGAATCGGCTCGTACTTGTGTACGATGTTGCCAACGTCATCTTCTTTCCCTTCCTGGACGTTGTACTCCCAGCGGCAGGCGTTGGTGCAGGTACCCTGGTTCGGATCGCGCTTGTTGATATAGCCAGAGAGCAGGCAGCGACCGGAGTAGGCCATGCACAGTGCGCCGTGAACGAAGATCTCGATCTCCATATCCGGCACCTGATTGCGGATCTCTTCAATCTCTTCCAGCGACAGCTCGCGAGAGAGGATCACGCGGGTCAGGCCCATTTGCTGCCAGAATTTCACCGTCGCCCAGTTTACGGCGTTAGCCTGCACCGAGAGGTGGATCGGCATTTCAGGGAAGTGCTCACGCACCAGCATAATCAGCCCTGGATCGGACATAATCAGCGCATCCGGCCCCGTTTCCACCACCGGTTTCAGGTCACGGATAAAGGTTTTCAGCTTGGCGTTGTGCGGTGCAATGTTGACCACGACATAAAACTTTTTCCCCAGCGCGTGGGCTTCATTGATGCCGAGCTGAAGATTTTCGTGGTTGAATTCGTTGTTGCGCACACGCAGGGAGTAACGCGGCTGGCCCGCATAAACAGCATCTGCGCCATAAGCGAAAGCGTAACGCATATTTTTCAGCGTTCCCGCCGGGGAAAGGAGTTCCGGTTTAAACAT